GCGCCAGTCCTCCGATAGACTGAGTCGCCCGGGTACCCGTGTATCCAATAAAGCCTTTTGCTGTTGCATCCGAATCGTGGTCTCGCTGATCCTTGGGAGGGTCTCCTCAGAGTGATTGACTGCCCAGCCTGGGGGTCTTTCATTTGGGGGCTCGTCCGGGATCCGGAGACCCCCGCCCAGGGACCACCGACCCACCGTCGGGAGGTAAGCTGGCCAGCGGTCGTTTTGTCTCCGTCTCTGTCTTTGTGCGTGTGTGTGTGTGCCGGCATCTAATCTTTGCGCCTGCGTCTGTATCTGTACTAGTTAGCTAACTAGATCTGTATCTGGCGGTTCCGTGAAAGAACTGACGAGTTCGTATTCCCGGCCGCAGCCCTGGGAGACGTCTCAGAGGCATCGGGGGCCATTTTTGTGGCCCAATCTGTATCTGAGAACCCGACCCGTTTCGGACTCTTTGGAGCTTCTCCATTGACTGAAGGATACGTGGTTCTATTGGGCGGCGAGGGGCCGAAACGCTCCTCTCCTCCATCTGAATTTTTGCTTTCGTTTTCCGCCGAAACCGCGCCGCGCGTCTTATCTGTCTCAGTGTTATTTTGTCATTTGTCTGGTTCGTTATTGTTTTGGACCGTTTCTAAAAATATGGGACAGACCGTAACCACTCCTTTGAGTCTGACCCTAGAACACTGGGGAGACGTCCAGCGCATTGCGTCCAACCAGTCCGTGGACGTCAAGAAGAGACGCTGGGTCACCTTCTGTTCTGCCGAGTGGCCAACTTTCGATGTGGGGTGGCCGCAAGATGGTACTTTTAATTTGGACATTATTTTACAGGTTAAATCTAAGGTGTTCTCTCCCGGTCCCCACGGACACCCGGATCAGGTCCCATACATTGTCACCTGGGAGGCTATTGCCTATGAACCCCCTCCGTGGGTCAAACCTTTTGTCTCTCCCAAACTCTCCCCCTCTCCAACCGCTCCCATCCTCCCATCCGGTCCTTCGACCCAACCTCCGCCCCGATCTGCCCTTTACCCTGCCCTTACCCCCTCTATAAAACCCAGACCTTCTAAACCTCAGGTTCTCTCCGATGACGGCGGACCTCTCATTGACCTTCTCACAGAAGACCCTCCGCCGTACGGAGAACAGGGACCGTCCTCCTCTGACGGGGATGGCGACAGAGAAGAGGCCACCTCCACTTCTGAGATTCCTGCCCCCTCTCCCATGGTGTCTCGCCTGCGGGGCAAAAGAGACCCCCCCGCGGCAGATTCCACTACCTCTCGGGCTTTCCCACTCCGTTTGGGGGGTAATGGTCAGAAAAATAATAACCCTTCCTTTTCTGAAGATCCAGGTAAATTGACTGCCTTAATCGAGTCTGTCCTCACCACCCACCAGCCTACCTGGGACGACTGTCAGCAGTTGCTGGGGACTCTGCTGACAGGAGAAGAAAAGCAGCGGGTGCTCCTGGAGGCCAGAAAGGCAGTCCGGGGCAACGATGGGCGCCCCACCCAGATGCCTAATGAAGTCAATGCCGCCTTCCCCCTCGAACGTCCCGATTGGGATTATACAACTCCTGAAGACAGCCTTTCCTACTACCATTCCCCAGCCGACTCCTTCTCCAGCATGGGCTCTCCTGTCAACACACAGGACTTTTGCGCAGATCTGTCCGTCTCTAGTGCCAACTTTATCCCCACGGAGACAGCCATCTCCACCAGCCCTGACCTGCAGTGGCTGGTGCAGCCCACTCTGGTCTCCTCCGTGGCCCCATCGCAGACCAGAGCGCCCCATCCTTACGGACTCCCCACCCAGTCTGCTGGGGCTTACGCCAGAGCGGGAATGGTGAAGACCGTGTCAGGAGGCAGAGCGCAGAGCATCGGCAGAAGGGGCAAAGTAGAGCAGCTATCTCCTGAAGAGGAAGTGAAACGGAGAATCCGAAGAGAACGGAATAAGATGGCTGCAGCCAAGTGCCGGAATCGGAGGAGGGAGCTGACAGATACACTCCAAGCGGAGACAGATCAACTTGAAGATGAGAAGTCTGCGTTGCAGACTGAGATTGCCAATCTGCTGAAAGAGAAGGAAAAACTGGAGTTTATTTTGGCAGCCCACCGACCTGCCTGCAAGATCCCCGATGACCTTGGCTTCCCAGAGGAGATGTCTGTGGCCTCCCTAGATTTGACTGGAGGTCTGCTGCCCCTTCTCAACGACCCTGAGCCCAAGCCATCCTTGGAGCCAGTCAAGAGCAGCTTTGATGACTTCTTGTTTCCGGCATCATCTGGACACAGTGGCTTTATTAGCATGGCAGGGTGGCAATAGGACTTAGAAATTGGCATTGGGGCCCTTCTTCTTCCCTAAGGTGGGCACAACATTGACAAAGCGCCGGTTGTACTGCATTCGCCTCTTGGCCCGGCCTGTCTTCTTCTTCTTCTTTTCCTGTTTGGCCACCTTGGGAGTCTGACCTCTCACTTTTCCAGCCCGAGCCAGGAAACCGTGAACTTTACCTCCCAGCATGCGGCCTGCTACTTCCAGAGTGGTCAGGGCCTCTACGCCACACTGGCCTAGGGTGGCCTCATCCTCCTGCGGCGAGCCTGCCAGAAGCACGACTTGATCGTCGGGGGCAATGCCTTCCAGGGAGGTCACATGATCTTTGATCTGGGCGACCGTCCCCTGGCCGGTCACCTCGAGGGTGTGTAGTTCCTGGGCGCGGACAAAGAGCTGCATGTTGGCTACTTAAGACAGTAAAAGATTAAAAATCACGTGAATAAAAGATTTTATTCAGTTTACAGAAAGAGGGGGGAATGAAAGACCCCTTCATAAGGCTTAGCCAGCTAACTGCAGTAACGCCATTTTGCAAGGCATGGGAAAATACCAGAGCTGATGTTCTCAGAAAAACAAGAACAAGGAGGTAAAGAGAGGCTGGAAAGTACCGGGACTAGGGCCAAGAACAAATGGTTCCCAGAAATAGAGGCTGGAAAGTACCGGGACTAGGGCCAAACAGGATATCTGTGGTCAAGCACTAGGGCCCCGGCCAGGGCCAAGAACAGATGGTTCCCAGAAATAGCTAAAACAACAACAGTTTCAAGAGACCCAGAAACTGTCTCAAGGTTCCCCAGATGACCGGGGATCAACCCCAAGCCTCATTTAAACTAACCAATCAGCTCGCTTCTCGCTTCTGTACCCGCGCTTATTGCTGCCCAGCTCTATAAAAAGGGTAAGAACCCCACACTCGGCGCGCCAGTCCTCCGATAGACTGAGTCGCCCGGGTACCCGTGTATCCAATAAAGCCTTTTGCTGTTGCATCCGAATCGTGGTCTCGCTGATCCTTGGGAGGGTCTCCTCAGAGTGATTGACTGCCCAGCCTGGGGGTCTTTCAGTATGTAATACGGGCTGTATTGAAAGACCCCTTCATAAGGCTTAGCCAGCTAACTGCAGTAACGCCATTTTGCAAGGCATGGGAAAATACCAGAGCTGATGTTCTCAGAAAAACAAGAACAAGGAGGTAAAGAGAGGCTGGAAAGTACCGGGACTAGGGCCAAGAACAAATGGTTCCCAGAAATAGAGGCTGGAAAGTACCGGGACTAGGGCCAAACAGGATATCTGTGGTCAAGCACTAGGGCCCCGGCCCAGGGCCAAGAACAGATGGTTCCCAGAAATAGCTAAAACAACAACAGTTTCAAGAGACCCAGAAACTGTCTCAAGGTTCCCCAGATGACCGGGGATCAACCCCAAGCCTCATTTAAACTAACCAATCAGCTCGCTTCTCGCTTCTGTACCCGCGCTTATTGCTGCCCAGCTCTATAAAAAGGGTAAGAACCCCACACTCGGC